CAAAGGGTTATTGTTTTGTAATACCTTTAAAAGCTACAGATCAATTTAATATTGAATCTGAAAAACCTTTACAGGGTATTGTTAAATATTCAGATGGTACAGTAAAGGTTGGTGACTTAGTTGGTTTTAGACCAAATAGTGAATACGAATTTATAGTAGATGGTGAAAGACTATATAGAGTTTTATCTAATTTTATTACAATTAAATATGAGTATCAAGGAAACGAAAAAGAGTATAATCCAAGCTGGGCGAAAAGCAGTTGATGAATTAATCAAAGTAGCAGAAGAAAAGATTATTACAAATACAGAAGACGATGTATCAGCTGATAGATTAAAAAACGCAGCAGCTACTAAAAAACTAGCTATATTTGACGCGTTTGAAATACTTAACAGAATACAAGAGGAAGAAAACTTGTTAGAGGGTAAAACACCTGAAGAAAAAAAGCAAACTACTTTTAAAGGGTTTGCAGAAGGAAGATCTAAGTAATGTACGAGCAAGATTTAGTAAAGACTGTTGAACCTATAAAAAAAACGACGATAAGTCGTCTTAATAAAGGTAAAAAATGGAAACACGGGTACGATAAAGAACACGATGTTATAGTATTGTCTCACACTGGGCAGATAGGTGAAATAATAGAAATACAAGGTTTAGTCATTGCTTTGCCAAAAGTTCCGAAGAGTGTGTATAGCAACGATAAAAACAAATGGGTTAAGTTTGAGCAGCCGAAAGAATTAGAACGTTTAAAAAATATATTTGACTGGAGGTCATATCCTGAAGAACAAAAAGAGCAGTGGTATGATTATATAGACGAAGAGTTTAAAAGAAGAGAAGAAGGCTTTTGGTTTACAAACAATGGTAAGCCAACTTGGATAACAGGTACTCATTATATGTACTTGCAATGGAGTAAGATTGATGTAGGCGCACCAGACTTTAGAGAAGCTAATAGGTTGTTTTATATATTTTGGGAAGCTTGCAAAGCAGATAAAAGATGTTATGGTATGTGTTACCTAAAGAACAGAAGATCAGGGTTTTCGTTCATGTCATCTGCAGAAACAGTTAATTTAGCCACTCTTGCAAGTGATAGTAGATATGGGATACTTTCTAAAACAGGTGCAGATGCAAAGAAAATGTTTACTGACAAAGTTGTTCCTATATCGATTAATTATCCTTTCTTTTTTAAACCTGTACAAGATGGTATGGATCGTCCTAAATCCGAGCTTGCTTATCGTGTACCTGCTAGTAAGTTTACAAGAAAAAAAATTACAGCTAATGAAAAGCTGGAAGATATACAAGGGTTAGATACAACTATTGATTGGAAAAACACAGGTGACAATAGCTATGACGGTGAAAAACTAGCACTGCTAGTACACGATGAAAGTGGTAAATGGGAAAAACCTGATAATATATTAAACAATTGGCGAGTTACAAAAACATGTTTAAGACTAGGTAGTAGAATAGTTGGTAAGTGCATGATGGGTTCAACATCCAATGCTTTAGATAAAGGAGGCGATAACTTTAAAAAATTATACAATGCATCAGATGTCACTAAGCGAAATAGAAACGGTCAGACAAAGTCTGGTTTATACTCTTTGTTTATCCCAATGGAATGGAACTACGAAGGATTTATTGACGAGTACGGAGTTCCAGTATTCACTACTCCTGACACAGATGTGCTCGCCCCAGACGGTGAACTAATAGATATAGGTGTAATAGATAACTGGCAGAACGAAGCTGATGGTTTGAAAGATGATCAAGACGCTTTAAATGAATTTTACCGCCAGTTTCCAAGAACTACAGAGCACGCGTTTAGAGATGAAACAAAAAACTCTATATTTAATCTCGTTAAAATATACGAGCAAATAGATTATAACGAAGAGATGTCTAGAACTTTAGGAATTACAACTGGTAATTTTCAATGGGTTAATGGCATAAAAGATTCACAAGTAATATTTTACCCAGACAATAAAGGTAGATTTAAACTTAGCTGGGTTCCACCTCAGCAATTACAGAATAGAGTGGTACTTAAAAACGGTATAAAATACCCTGGTAATGAACACATGGGAGCATTTGGTTGTGACTCTTATGATATATCGGGGACTGTAGATGGAGAAGGTTCTAAAGGAGCATTACACGGCTTAACCAGGTTTAGTATGGAGGACGCTCCTGCGAATAGCTTTTTTTTAGAATACTTATCAAGACCACCTACAGCTGAAATATTTTTTGAAGATGTATTAATGGCATTAGTGTTTTATGGAATGCCAATACTTGCGGAGAACAACAAACCACGTCTTTTGTATTATTTAAGACGTAGAGGTTATAGAGGTTTTAGTATGAATAGACCAGATAAAGCATGGAATAAATTGTCTGTAGCTGAAAAAGAAGTAGGTGGTATACCTAATTCAAGTGAAGATATAAAACAAGCTCACGCAGCCGCTATAGAAATGTACATACAAGATCACGTTGGCATGAAGCAAGATGGAACATTTGGAGATTTATATTTCAACGCTCTGTTAAATGATTGGAGTAAATTCGACATAAACAAAAGAACAAAGTACGATGCATCTATAAGTTCTGGTTTAGCTATTATGGCGAACAACAGGCATTTATATGCACCGAATGCTAAGGTTGAAAAACCTAAACTAAATATAAATATTTCTAAGTATAGTAATACTGGAACTAATTCACAAATAATAAAGTAATATGGCATATTCTAATAAAAGTTATTTTCCAAGTCAAGCTGTAAGCGACGCTGAAAAGCTTAGTTATGACTACGGCATGAAAGTAGCTAAAGCTATAGAAACAGAATGGTTTAATGAAGACAGAAGTATTAATAGATATATGTCTAATATTAAAGATTTTCACAATCTAAGACTATATGCTAGAGGCGAGCAATCAATACAAAAATATAAAGATGAGTTATCTATAAACGGTGATTTGTCCTATTTAAATTTAGACTGGAAACCAGTTCCAATTATATCTAAGTTTGTAGATATTGTAGTAAACGGTATAGCTGAAAGAACATACGATATAAAAGCTTTTTCTCAATCACCAAACGGTGTTGAAAAAAGAACAAAATACATGGAGGCTATAGTAAACGACATGCAATACAAAGAGTTTGACACATTTACAGCTCAAACTTTTGGTGTTAATACTAGAGAAAGCGAAGAAAAAGAAATACCAGAAACAACAGAAGAATTACAGCTTCACATGCAGCTTACTTATAAACAAGCTGTAGAACTAGCAGAAGAACAAGCCTTAAATGTTTTATTTGAAGGTAATAATTACGAGCTTATAAAAAAGAGATTTTATTATGATTTAACAGTTCTTGGTATAGGTGCTGTTAAAACAGATTTTAATACTTCAGAGGGTGTGACTATAAATTATGTTGATCCAGCAAATTTAGTTTACTCTTATAGCGATTCTCCTTATTTTGAAGATATATACTATGTTGGAGAAGTTAAATCAATACCTGTAAACGAATTAGCCAAAGAATTTCCTCATTTAACAGAAAGCGATCTCGAAGATATAATGAATAATAAAAATTATAATAGAAACAATTATAATACTAATTATTCCGCAAAACAAGAAGATAACAATACTATTCAAGTTTTGTATTTCAATTATAAAACTTATATGAACGAGGTTTACAAAGTAAAAGAAACTGGTACTGGCGCTGATAAAATCATACCTAAAGATGATTCGTTTAATCCACCAGAAAATAAAGAAGGTGAGTATTCAAAACTTTTGAGATCTATTGAAGTTTTGTACGAAGGTGCTTTAATATTAGGCACAGATAAACTACTAAAGTATGAAATAGCTAAAAATATGATGAGGCCTAAAAGTGATTATACTAAAGTAAAAATGAATTATTCTATTGTTGCACCTAGAATTTATAATGGCAAGATAGATTCTTTAGTAAAACGTACTACTGGTTTTGCTGATATGATACAGCTTACGCATTTAAAGCTACAACAAGTAATGTCTCGCATGGTTCCAGATGGTGTTTATTTAGACGCCGATGGTTTAGCAGAGGTTGATTTAGGTAATGGTACAAACTATAATCCACAAGAAGCTTTAAACATGTTCTTTCAAACTGGTAGTGTTATAGGTAGATCATTTACAAGTGAGGGCGATTTAAACCCTGGCAAAGTACCTATTCAAGAAATAACATCTGGTAGTGGTGGTAATAAAATGCAAGCTCTTATCGGTAACTATAATTATTATCTACAGATGATAAGAGATGTAACTGGTTTGAATGAAGCTAGAGATGGCAGCATGCCAGATAAAAACGCTTTAGTTGGTGTGCAAAAATTAGCAGCAGCTAACTCTAACACAGCAACTAGACATATACTCCAAGCTGGTTTATTTTTAACAGCTGAAACAGCAGAGTGTTTATCGCTTAGAATATCTGATATTTTAGAATATTCTCCAACTGCAGACGCTTTTGTACAAGCTATTGGAGCTCACAACGTGGCTACATTAGATGAAATGAAAGAATTACACCTTTATGATTTTGGTATATTTATTGAATTAGCCCCAGATGAAGAAGAAAAAGCTATAGTAGAAAATAATATACAAATGGCATTACAACAAAAAAGTATAGAACTTGAAGATGCTATTGATCTTAGAAACACACGTAATATTAAGCTAGCAAACGAGTTACTTAAAATACGTAGAAAGAAAAAACAAGAAAGAGATAGGCAGTTGCAATTAGAAAACATACAAGCACAAACACAGTCAAATACACAAGCTGCTCAAGCCGCTGCCCAAGCTGATGTCCAAAAAAATCAAGCGTTAATGCAAAGCGAGGCTCAATTAGAACAAATGAAAGCGCAAATTGAAGCTCAAAAAATGCAAGCAGAGGCAAAGCTTAAAAAAGAATTAATGGCTTTAGAATTTCAATATAACATGCAGCTTAAAGGCGTTGAAGTTGATGGTATAAAAAATCGAGAAAAAGAAAAAGAAGACAGGAAAGACGAAAGAACTAAAATACAAGCTACTCAACAATCAGAAATGATTGACCAAAGAAAAAGTGGAAAACCACCTAAAAACTTTGAATCATCAGGTAATGATATAATGAGTGGCAATTTTAATTTAGGATCGTTTGACCCTAAATAAATTTATTAATTATTATTATATTATATTATGGAAGAAAACAAAGAAAACGTAGTCGAAGAGACTACACAAAGCAACCAACAAGACCCAGGTGATGAAAACGTGGTAAAATTTAATATTAAAGATACTCAAGAAAATGACAATGTCATTAAGGTAAATTTAGATAAACCACCAACATTAAAAGAAAATGAAACTAAAGAAGATAACGCTGACGACAGCGGAGTGGTTGCAGAGTCTGAAAATGCCGAGCCCACACAAGAACAAGAAGAAGTACAACCGCAAGCAGAAGCACAAGAAGCTACAGTATTAGAAGAAATTACTGAAGATTCTACAGAAGAAGAAGTAACAGAAGTTGAAGAACAAATAGAAGAAGCTGTTGCCGAAGCAGAGGCTACTGGAAAACCATTACCAGAAAATATCCAAAAGCTTATGGATTTTATGGAAGAAACTGGTGGTGATTTAAATGACTATGTAAAGCTTAATCAAGACTATTCAAAATTAGATGATCAAAATCTATTATATGAATATTACAAGCAAACCAAACCTCATTTAAATAGCGAAGAAATTAACTTCCTTATGGAAGATTCGTTCTCTTACGACGAAGAAGAAGATGAAGAAAGAGATATACGAAGAAAAAAATTAGCGTTAAAAGAGCAAGTTGCCAACGCTAGAGCCCATCTGGACGGGCAAAAGTCCAAATACTATGAAGATATTAAAGCTGGAAGTAAGCTCACAACAGAGCAGCAAAAAGCTGTAAATTTCTTTAATAGATACAACAAGGAGTCAGAAGCAACTAAAAAAACAGTTAAAAAGAACTCTGATATTTTTACACAAAAAACCAACGAGGTTTTTAACGATAAATTCAAAGGTTTTGAATATAACGTCGGTGATAAAAAATATAGATTTAACGTAAACAATGCTGAAGAGGTTAAAACAACTCAAAGTGATATAAATAATTTTACTAAAAAGTTTTTAGATAAAAATTCTACATTATCAGACGCTAAAGGTTATCATAAATCTCTATATACAGCAATGAATGCAGATGCTGTTGCAAAACACTTTTACGAACAAGGCAAGGCCGATGCTATGAAAAATAGTGTTGCTAAAGCTAAAAACGTTGATATGAATCCAAGACAAAGTCATGGAACAATTGAAGCTGGTGGTATAAAAGTAAAAGTTTTAGGTGATACATCTTCTGATTTTAAGTTTAAAATTAAAAACAATAAATAACAATTTAAAATTTAAAAATTATGGCAATTACTGCAGGGAGTAGTTTAAATAGTGTAGCTATCCCACAAAAACAAGCAACAACTGGAAATTACTTAGACTTGGCGTCTACAGCTAACCAAGGTTGGGCACAACAATACCTGCCAGACTTGATGGAAAAAGAAGCTGAGGTTTTTGGACCTCGTACAATTTCTGGTTTCCTTTCTCAAGTTGGCGCAGAAGAGGCTATGACTGCTGATCAAGTAGTTTGGTCTGAGCAAGGTAGATTACATTTATCTTATAACGCTCAAATTAAAGACAACAATGCTGGTATTACTGGCGGTGGTGTTAAAATTGAAATATTAACTGATATTGATGGTGTTGATCCAGGTAGTGATCACGGTGTACGAGTTAACGATACTGTTATTGTTGCTAGTTCTACTGAGGTACTTAAAGGATTAGTTACTGAGGTTTCTACTGTGTTTATTGAAGTTGAGCCTTATGGAGCCGCTACTTCAGCATCTACTGATGATGACCTTTGTACAGTATTAGTTTATGGTTCTGAGTTTAACAAAGGAACTAATTATATTTCTGCTGATGGTTCAACTGCTACTGATAGAAGAGGATCTAACGAGCCTGTTTTCAAGTCTTTTAGCAACAAACCAATCATATTAAAAGATTACTACGAAGTTTCAGGTTCTGACGCTTCGAGAATCGGTTGGGTTGAAGTTTCTTCTGAAGGTGGTCAATCTGGTTACTTATGGTACTTAAAAGCTGAGTCTGACACTAGAGCTAGATTTACTGATTATTTAGAAATGGCTATGTTAGAGGGTGAATTAACATCTTCTGATGATGCAGCTGATTTCTTAAGTGCTAACGACGCTTATCACGGTACGCAAGGTTTATTTGCTGCTATTACTGCTAGAGGTAATTTAACTTCTGGTGTTACTGGTGTTAACGCAGCTACTGATTTAGCTGAGTTCGATGCTATCTTAGCTGAGTTTGATAAGCAAGGTGCTATTGAAGAGTACATGATGTTTGTTAATAGATCAACTAGCTTAGCTATTGACGATATGTTAGCTTCAATGAACTCTTACGGAGCTGGTGGTACATCTTACGGTGTATTTAACAACTCTGAAGATATGGCACTAAACTTAGGCTTTACTGGTTTCAGAAGAGGTTCTTATGACTTTTACAAGTCTGACTTCAGATACTTAAATGACAAGGCTACTAGAGGTAGTATAAATACTATTGCTGGTGCCAACGCAATTAGAGGAGTTATGATTCCTGCTGGTACTTCTTCAGTTTATGACCAAACTGTTGGGCAAAGCATGAAGCGTCCTTTCTTACATGTTAGATATAGAGCTTCACAAACTGATGACCGAAGAATGAAAACTTGGGTTACTGGTTCTGTAGGCGCTGCTACATCTGCTTTGGATGCAATGTCTTTACATATGTTATCAGAAAGATGTTTAGTTACTCAAGGTGCTAATAACTTTATGTTAATGAAGTAAGCATTTTTATAAAAAGACCGGGGCTTCGGCCTCGGCCTTTTATTTTATTAATTTTATTATATATTATATTATGGCAAAAAAACAAGAAACAAAAAAGGCTGTAAAGCCTTTAATAGAAAAAGACTTCGAAGAAGTTGAAGCACCGGTTATGGAAACACCAAAACCTAAAAAAGTTGAACCTAAAAAACCTGAGTGGGAGATAAAAGATAGAATGTATTATCTTACAAAAAAATTAAAACCACTTTCTTATTCTATAAAATCAACAGGTATTTATTATTTTGATGAAAAACTAGGTTACGAAAGAGAATTAAAGTATTGTCAAAATCAAAAAACTTGTTTTGTAGACGAAATGAAAGGCGACCAAAGGTTGGAACACATTATATTTAGAAATGGAGCTTTGTTTGTTCCTAAAAACAAAACTGTATTGCAAAAAATGCTTTCTTTATACCACCCTCATAAAGATAATATTTTTTATGAGTGGAAGCCAGAAGTTAAAGCAGCAAACGATATAGAAACTTTAGAGTTAGAAGCAGATGCTATTATAGCTGCAAGAGACATGGATATTGATATGGCAGAGGCTATTATGAGAGTAGAAAAAGGCTCTAGCGTGTCTAAGATGAGTTCTAAAGAGCTTAAAAGAGATTTACTAGTATTTGCTAGAAAAAACCCTCAACTTTTCTTAGAATTAGCTAATGATGACAATGTTCAACTTAGGAACTTTGGTATTAAAGCAACTGAGCTTGGTATCATTAAACTATCAAGCGATCAAAGAACTTTTTCATGGGGTTCTAATAATAGAAAACTAATGAACGTTCCATTTGATGAGCATCCATACACCGCTTTAGCGCATTGGTTTAAAACTGATGAAGGTATGGAAATATATTCAAATATTGAAAAAAGATTAAATTAATCTAACTGTAGATGCAGTCGCTCTACGGGGCGATTGCAAACTACAAATTAAAAGAAATTATGGTAAGAATTGATGATGTATATCAAAAAGTATTAGCTATAACTAATAAAGAACAGAGAGGTTATATAACTCCGCAAGAGTTTAATTTATTTGCTGATCATGCTCAAATGAGTATATTTGAACAATACTTTTATGATAAAAATCAATTTGCAAGAAGAGCAACAGAAAATAGTACTATTGAATTATTAGAACAAAAAATTCAAATATTTGAATCTAATCCTGAGTTTTTTTCTAGTGGAGATAATTTACCAGAAAACACTTACCAAATTGATAGTGTTTCAATAGTTTTAGATAGTGGAAAAACAATACCTATGCAAAGAGTTAGTAAGCGTGAATTACAAGGTATATCATCCAGCCCTTTATTATCTGGAAGCACTCTTGCTACTAATTACTATATATCCAACAACACTATAAATTTTACGCTACCTACGAGTTTAGAGGATAACACTAACGTTGTGGTTGAATTAGTAAGAAAACCTTTAAAACCACAGTGGACATATGTTATACACAATCAAAGTGCTCTTTATAATTTATATGATGAAAATCTTCAAGATTTTGAATTGCACTCGTCAGAAGAAAACAATTTGGTTATTAGTATATTAAAATTAGCTGGAATTGCTATTAAAGATGTTAATT